TTATCAACGGTAACACAGTATTTGCTCACTTTCGTTCTTTACCAGACCCTAACGATCTAACTAAAGTAGAGAAAGCATTTAATAGTCCTCGTGGATATGACGCTGTTCTATATAATGGGCACATTCTAAAAGAAGGACTCAAAGAGGTAGTATTCGTTGAAGGAGAAATGGATACCATTTGCGCTCTCGATAATGGTATACTCAATGTGTGCGGCGTACCCGGAGCCAACATCCGTAAAGCTGAATGGATAGACAAAATTGATAGTATTGGATTAGAAAAGATTTATATATGCTACGATTCTGACAAAGTAGGTCAAAAAGCAGCACAAACACTAGCAGTTAAAATCGGCATTGAACGGTGTTATAAAATACAACTACCAGCTTTTACTACACTAGATGGTAAAATTGGTAAGGATTTAAACGAGTGGTTTAAAAACGGAGGCACCCTAGAGGCGTTCGAGCAGCTTAAACAAGACGCTGACCTGTTCGATGTAGACGGTGTTAGCAGCAGCGCAGATGCCCTAGAAGAGTTTGAGGATGAACTAGACGGTAAAGGATCAGGACAAAAGTATGCTACACCTTGGCCTAGTTTGAGTAAAATTGTCAGATTCGACGAAGGCGACATTATCGACATTATAGCTCCTGAGAAAATAGGCAAGACAACAATGGGCCTAAATATCATGGAATTTATGGTTGACACCTATGGGGAAGATGGTGTTATAATATGCTTAGAAATGACACGAGCAAGAATGGCCCGTAAATGGCTGTGCCACAAGACAGGAATACCCGATGTACTCGCTACTACGATTGAAGAGGAAAAAGCACTTACTAGCGCCTTCAAACAGGCTATACCTAGTGTTAAGCAAATGGCGGCAAACAGAGAAGGTAATTTGTACTTCTGTTATCCCAAGTACAAATCAGCCGAAGATATTTACAACTTAATTGTAGCTTGTATTAGACGTTATGGTGTCAAATGGGTTATGATTGATAACCTTCAACTTCTATGTGATGCTACTATCGGAACACGCAGTAGGACACAATATTTATCAGAAATCAGTAAAAGTTTGGCAAAAATCGGCAAAGACTATAACATACAGATGTTAAGAATTCTACAACCTCACCGGATAGCGGCTGGTAAAGTGGCTACCTCAGACAACGTAGATGGTTCTTCTCAAATTGCTAAAGATTGTGATTGCATGTTAGTAGCCAATCGTGCTAGACTAAATGAGTTAGAAAAAGATACTCTGCAAGAGGGAGCCTTTGTACAAACAGAAGGAACGTTTGGTAACGACTTTTATGTAGGTGTCGGATTAAGTCGGTATTCAGCAGGAGGATCAACAACGCTATACTACGAAGGAGCAACTAGTTCTATTTATGAACAAGCCGAAGGTAAGGTAGCGGCTATGAAAGCTAAAAGTATGCAAGCCGGAAAAGGTGATCTACAAAACACATTGGAAACATTGAGCAAATATTCACAACAGGAGATAAACCCATGACCAACGAAGACATACAAAATGTAATAGATAAGTTACAAGCTAATCCAATACGCTATAAAGATTATGAAGACTTTAAAAAGATTGGATTAGATACGGAATATCTGGACAGCGGAAGCTATAGGCATGCGTACAGGCTTTTAGATTTTCCTTTAGTTATTAAAATTGACAATTACGTAACCAAACACCAACAACATTCTTATAATGAATATAAAGTATATAAAAAAATCATTGAAAGTGATTTTGATAGTCCTTTATATCCGATAAAAAAGCATCTTCCAGAAATTTACTATTTTCAACAAGAGGAACCAACTGATGATAAACCGGGGTTTGCGATTACTTTAATGCGTTATTACCAGCATGGAATGAAGGAGAGTGACACAAGGCTCGGTCCCTTAGTTAGGTTAGTTGCAGACGCTGTAGACACGCATACCCATGATGTACGAGGAGACAACGTTAGAGAGTATGACGGAAAGTTAGTAATTATTGACCTTGGCAACATTAGAATATAATGACATATACAACACAAGAAAAAGCAAAAGACAAAAGGCTACAAAGAATTTACGGAATTACCCTAAAAGACTATAACATAATTCTTGCATTCCAACATTCATCTTGTGCAATATGCAAAAAACATGTTAGTATGTTTAGGATGGCGTTAGCAGTAGACCACGACCATATTACGGGGCTTGTTCGTGGTCTACTCTGTATGACATGTAACAGAGCATTAGGAAAGTTTCGGGACAACGACCAACAGGTTATAAATGCAGCGCAATATGTTACACAACCTCCAGCTACTATTGCGTTAGGAAGAGAACACAAAACGCTACCGGGCGGTATAAAAACTAAATCGAGAAAAAAGAAAATCAAAGGTATGAATGACAAAACAAAAAGTAAGCAAGCGAGAAAGACTTGCCGCAAACAAAAAAGCATTTGATGAGATTATTGGTGATCCTTATAGCAAGGAAGACCTACCCGGACAATATATAACAGCTAGAACTAGTAGCTCTTTAAAAAGTGTTAGCAATTACGATGCAACAGGACCATCTACCAAAAATGCAGCAAAACCAAATTTGATGGATTTTATTTGTGATGTAGAGAGCGCAATAGATGACGGCTTAATGAGGTTTAGGAAAGATTTTTACGGAGAAAGAGACGTATTTCCTTATTTTGTAAAAACGTATATCATACAAACAGAAGAAGCTTTCAAACAGCAAGAACGAGCAACACTAGAACAAATTATTGGACAAATCTTTATAGCAAGAAACATTAGTCCAGTATCAAAATACTTTACAGCCATTAGGCGTAAAAACGGGAGGTAAATTGAGCACACTATCTAATAAATCGTTAATACAACAAGCAACAGAAGAGGTTAAAGATTTGAAAAAACCCGATCCGTTAACCATTAGTATTATTTTCTTAAAATACGGTCTATACATTAAAAAAGAAGATATAGACAAACTTATAGAAGAGGCAGAGGCAGAGGCACTAAACGATGAATGATATAGTTGGGTTCCGAGAAACACCAATTTTGACGCCGACCGAGGTAGGTAAAGCACGAAAACTATATGTAACCGTTCAACATGATAGAGTTACTATATGCAATCATAAACTACCAAAAACTAATATTCCTAAAAAGATTAACTGTGAATGCTGTTGGTTTGCGTTTTTTCAGGGCAACGGAGATTTAGTAACAAAACTCGATGAAGTGTTGACAACTCACGGAGAAGGTGCTATAGTTAGATCACAAGGTAAGAAGTTCCTTCATAGGTTTAAGCAATTCATGGCGACAATAGAACGGTTCAAAAAGGAAGCAGAATGACAGATGTATTAGACACTCTTAAGGGTTTGGTTGGCGACGGTAACTCCACGCAAGCCAAGCCTAAAAAGAAAGAAAAAGAAGAAATTATACCACCTTCTAAAGCAGAAAGGTTTAAACTAATAGAAGGTCTTAACAAGGTTCTTAACACACAGTTCAAGGTTGATTCTACAATCGTTCGGATGGGAGCCAACGTCGGAGTACAAATCCCCTCTATCTCAACGAACATAGCCAGCCTAGACAACGATGTTATACAATGTGGAGGTATTCCTAGAGGGCGAATCGTTGAAATATTTGGTCCAGAATCGAGTGGCAAAACAAGCCTTGCGCTCCACATTATAGCGGAAGAACAAAAAAATACTGATAATCTTTGTGCTCTAATTGATGCAGAACACGCTTTAGATGTTACCTACGCATCTAAACTTGGAGTAAATGTTAATGAACTTTTGATTAGCCAACCGGATAGCGGAGAGCAAGCACTAGAAACAGCGGAGGCTCTTATCGAGTCCAAAGCAGTTAGTTTGATAGTCATTGATAGTGTGGCGGCTCTTGTCCCACAGGCTGAGCTTGACGGGGAGATGGGCGACTCCGCAATGGGTCTACAAGCCCGTCTTATGTCCCAAGCTATGCGTAAGCTTCGAGGGAAAGCAAACAACAACGGAGTAACACTTATATTTATTAACCAAATACGAGAAAAGATTGGTGTAATGTTTGGAAGCCCTGAGACTACAACGGGCGGGAGGGCATTAAAGTTCTTTGCTAGTTTGCGACTAGATGTTAGACGCAAAGATGTTATCGGAGATAAAGAGCATCCTATTGGGCATGTACTTAAAATCAAAGCCGTCAAGAACAAAGTTGGCAGTCCAATGCGCGAGACTCTAGTAGATTTAATATATGGAGTCGGTATAGACAAGGAAGCCGATTTAATCCGATATGCCATATCACTAAACGTAATAGAAAAAGCTGGACCGTGGTTTAAGTTTAATGGTGTAACTCTCGGACAAGGAGAAGCTGCTGTTATAGACGTTATAAAAAATGATCCAAAATTACGATCAAGTATTTATGCTAAATTAGTTTAGTACAGAAAGGAAAAGTAATGGCAAACAAGAGTAAGAAAGCACCAAGTAGTATTAGTAATCTAATTAACAATATATTTAACTACACGTCAATATGCTGCAACGCTCCTGCAACTAAAGCAGCTTGTGCTAAGTCTGATAAAGCAGACTCCTCATTGGGCAAATGGAAGTGTGTAAAATGCAGCCAAAAATGCAAAGTAACTCGTAGTAAGTACAAAAAGGAGGACAATGTTGAACAACCTCAAAGCGAGTAAGGCTATTCTTGAGTATATTATACAAGAAGAAGGATCACGCTTAAAGCCCTATGTTGACGTAAGAAATTGGACAACTATCGGTGTTGGTCACTTATTACATAAGGGGCCGATTACACATGAAGACCAACCTATTACACTTGAACAAGAGTTAGAATACCTTAGACAAGACATTTATAATACAGAAGAAATTATTAAACATTTTGTTATAGTAGACCTTAATCAAAACCAATTTGATGCACTTGTGTCTTTCGTTTTTAACGTAGGAGATGGTCATTTTATTAAGTCTGAGTTGTTAGCAGCACTCAACAAAGGTTTATACAATTTAGCAGCACAATACTTTGTAGAGTACGATCATGCAGGGGCAGTTGTTTCTACACCACTATTACGGCGCAGGGAGTACGAACAAACTTTATTCTTAACACCGGAGACGATATGAACGCGGCGCAAGAAGTATTTAAAAGGAACTTTAGCCTCCAAGATGTAGGAACTCGATATGAGCATTTATATGATTTATTAGAATTGTATGAGTGCGCTTACGAGATTCTAATGGGTAAACCTGTTAGGAGTCAAGAAGAATCTGCACAAGTCTACGAACTGAAATATGCCATTAAACTGCTAAGAAAGGTGTTAGAAAGTGTGGCAGATATGGATAGAAAAATGTTTGATTTGAGAAGGACTATTTTATCTTTACCAAAGAATCCTTTAATGATCGAGGGCGGGAGAGGGACACCGTTAAACAGAGAGACTATGTACTCTCTTCCCGATACTGTAAGCCAAAGGGAGGGTTTTTGAAGGACATAGGAACTATCAAAATCCGCTACGATAGCGACGACTCTTTTAGGATTGTAGCAACAGTTGACATAAATGGGTCAGTATTGTATGATGAATTAGAGGGTCGAGGAGATAACCTTCACGAATCACTGACCGATTTAGCAGCACAAATTGAGGACATAATAGCATGAGAGAAAAAGGGGCGATTTAATGGAAAATTTAGGATTCAACGCTTATCAGGTATTTGCGGAATATACGGCTAATTATCCTGATGTAGGAAACAATATGGTGTACCCGGCGATGGGTCTAGCTGGAGAAGCTGGAGAAGCTTGCGACAAGGCTAAGAAGCATTGGCGGAATACTGGTGAAATGGGAGCAGCTAACCTAACACAATTACAAAAGAAAGAGTTTGCAAAAGAGATTGGCGATGTGCTTTGGTACGCCGCTATGTACGCTAAGGAGCTAGGCTTTACTCTTGAGGAAGTAGCTCTAATGAATATTGAGAAGCTTCAAGACAGACACAATAGAGGAGTAATCAAGAGTGAAGGAGACAACCGATAATCATTTTAGCATGGATGGTAGTATGGGTCCACCGCTAGAAGAAGAGACTATGCGGTGGGAGCTTATAACAAAAGATACTAAATTTAGGGTAGGAGATTTGTTATGGAATCCCTATTACCAATCTGTTACTAAATTAGACGATGAGTTTGACATAGAATTTCTAACAAAACAAAGTGTGTTTAATGACACTCACATACTAAAAATAAAGCCCCCAATTTAGGGGGCTTTTTCTTGGTCTATTTTAACTTCCGCACGATCCACCACGACTAATATCACAAATATCCTGAGATTCTACAAATATTTGTCCGGTATGCTTCATAGCTGTTTTATAACTAACGGCTGTTAAGGGTTGTCCACTCCGAGCACCATCGGGATAACAAGTAATTCCTCGTAATTTTGGTAAATATGTAAGAAGCATTGTACCAAATTCTTTTACCTTATCCTCATTATTTGCCTCACTTCCCCACGCGGGTAAGTTGATAGTCGAGCTAATGCCGTGGTCAACGTATTGCTGTAACCATGCCTGAAATGCCACACGCCGCTCTGGAGAGATACTATAGGCATCCTCAATTGAATCGGGATTGATCCCATTCTCTTCTACTAGACGCTTTGCAGCCGTCTCAATAACATACTGATAGTTCCATGTGCGACCGTTCAAATACCTACGCTTAAAGGCTACGCAGAACAGCGGTTCACAGCCCGTAGTAGTCTCTGCCACGATACCGATAGTTCCCGTAGGCGCTATGGCTCTTGTTTTGACAGAATGTGATAAGCCCCAATCGTCTTCAATTGCATGAGCATAAGACGTACTTTCTTCGTAAATTTTGAGGTATTCTTGGAGGTCTGAGTCAGGGCCATAGGGCTTTCCGTGAGTGATTAGCCACTCATGTATACCCATTAAACCAAGTCCTAGACGGCGATTTTTTGTCCTAATCAAATCTACTTTTGCATAAGGAATATCTGAGTATAATGTACCTGCTACAAGCATCATAGTTGCCAAGAACACGCACTGTCTCATATCTTGTAGAGAGTCTATACGAGCCATGTTTATACTACCTAGATTACATATATCACTATCATCATAACTGGTAACTTCAGTACATGCATTCCGCAATGTTTCACCTGCGTTCTCGCCAGTGTCGATACTAAAGCCCGGTTCGCCAGTCTTTAGCATCTGCTTAATAGTTTCCCAATAAACTTTTTGTGCTAATTCGTGCTTTGGATGAGATTTATCATGGTATGCTAAGAAAAAGTTATCATCTAGTCGCACACTAACATTCGTACCGTCTAGCGTAGCAGGGAAATTGAAATCTTTTGCCTTTAGTGCTCTTACTTCTGGTGTCCAGTCTTTAACATGGATGAACTCCATTATATCAGGATGATCCCAACCCAGTCCAGCCCATATAGCACTGCGTCTACTTCCGCCTTGCATAATAAACCTCCCTGATTCGTTAACCATCTGCATTAGAGCCAATGGCCCTGTAGCTTCCCCGCCCGTCTTCTTAATTAGCGCCCCACGTTCGCGGATTAACGAATATTCGTTCCCTATGCCAGCCCCACTCATTAGAGCCATGGTAGAGTCTTGCATGGTTTGCGCCCATCCTTCCCTAGAGTCTTCAGGACGCATTAGTAAACAGTTCTGGACTTGGTGGTAGGGTCTGCCAGCCGCGTACAGGTACCGGCCTCCGGGGATGATCTGTCTAATAGTTATACGATAAGTAAGTTCCTCTATAAGTTGTTTTCTATAACTTGGCTCTATTCCGGGTACAGCATTTAATACGTTTGTAGCAACTCGTTTTGCAATTTCCGGCCATGTTTGTTTGTCTCCTTTTTCAGGGTATTGTGCGTATTTTTGATTTATTACACTCGTAGCTAACGATCCGAATGTAAGTAACTTTGGGTCTATTGACCTCATAATGTATATTATTCTCCTATTTTAGAGCTAAAAAATGATGGGCATACCGAAGTATGCCCTACAAATACTACCGCGATTATGGTAGTCACTAGTGGAAGCTTTCGCTAACGTTTCTAATGGCACAGATTAGTTAATATATTCATAACTAAATTGGAGGGAAGGGTAGGGGTCGAACCTACTAAAGTATGATCCACAGTCATACGCCTCGCCGTTTGGCTTCCAACCCTATTTATATGGAGCCGCTGGAGGGACTCGAACCCCCGACATTCGGTTTACAAAACCGAGGCTCTACCAACTGAGCTACAGCGGCTAATCTATTTACCACACATGACCTGCAATGAAACCAACAATTACGCCAGCACCAAACCATTTAAACTTGCTCTTTCGTGCTTGAGCCTTAATAGTAGATACTTCATCTTTACACTCTTTGGTTTGGTCTGCTAATTGATTATCTAGTCCAGTAATTAAAGCGGCTTGGTTTTTAACCAATGCGCTCGAAAGTTGTAGTTCATACTGTCTATCAGTTAATTCGGTATTCGTGTCTGCTAAGTCTTTTTTAAGAACTGGAACATTTTCTAAATCAGTTACCGTTTCTTTTGCTTGGGTAGCATCTAAAGTAATGCCTCCATTACTAACAACAGCATTGCCTTGTGTTTCTAACTGATTCACTCTATTGGTTAACTGTTGGATAGTATCAGATTGGTCTTTTAATTGCTGTACCTTTAGCCCACTGTCACGAGAAACGATTCCATTTTCTAATATTTGGTTCTGTGCGGTTAAAGCTGCCACTTGATTCTGATAATTTTCGGTAGCACTTTGTACTTGTTCCGCTAACGTTTTGTTAGTATTTTCTTGTGTTTGTAGTGTAGTTTGTGCAGCTTTCGTCTTATCAACCCAATGCTTATCAATTATATTAAAACCTTTATTCACAACAAATATACTGCTTAAAAGGATCAATACAACTATAATTAGTTTCTCATGCTGTTTAAGCCAAGATTCGGTTTTTAATAAATCAGTCTGCACTCCTTTTAGATCGTTTTCCATTCTCCCCCTTGTTTTGTGGAACATCTTGAAGCGGTTCGGATTGAAACCAATTCATACCGGCCCAATCCTCGAATTGGCTCCAACCGGAGCAGCCGCATGGCCGTTCCGGTTGTTCCGACTCTTTAACTTTTGGTTTTGTAGACTTCTCTACTTGAGCCATTTTTACTCCATTGTATAGGTGTAGCCATAGTTACTTCTTCTTTTCTTTCTTTTTTTCTTTACCCTTCATCTCTTTCTTGTCTTCTTTCTTTTCTTTGCCAAAGGGCATTTTCTTCTCTTCTTTCTTAGCCATTATTTCTCCTGTGTATTTTTTATTTGCTTATTTAGCCGTTCTAATACTTCTGGAAACGGTCCCTTTACTCTGTCGTCTATTAATGTACCATTCTCTTCTGAATCAAGAATGATTCCTAAACACGCCCTTGCGTGTCCTAAATGGTGAATACCTGAATCTTGCGCTAAGTCTTCACCTTCTAACCATGCCGTTATGTGCCGCATAGCAGCCGCAACATATATCCTTGCTTGAACTTTCTTTGCTCTAAAGTTACGAAAACCATACTTTCTCGTACCATCCATCATAGCAAGGGCTTCATGGGCCATCGCTACGGGAAGAACTTGGCTTAGGTCTACTTTTTGAGCACCTAATAAATCTTTAGGGTTTGTTGTGTCTGCTTTACTTGTTGCTTCCGTTGTCACCTTTTCTCCTCATAAAAACTGACAATATCTTATTAAACAGTTCATCCCACCAGTAGTATCTACATACATATATACTCCAAGGATCACGTTTTAGCATAATATATAATTTACCATTATCCCCTTTGAGCACGTCACCAACACAAATGTGTGAGTTGTACATTGTTGCAGGAACACGTAACATTTTAATCCTTTCTCGCCGTTACCGAACGCTAATTGTAGTTTTGACTGCCACTAATCTACCTCCGTATGATAAAACTGTGCTATTAACCCTTTTGTTTTATTCCAGACTAATGCCTCAGCAACTCGAAGATTTCCGGTAAAATGGTTCTCGCTGTGCCAAGCATCGGGCGGACATAACGCTGATAGAGTTCTAACACGTATGCCGTACTTTTCGTCTAACTTTGTTTTATGCGTGTGTCCTATATGAATTTCACGGAACTTTGAATTTCCAAAAGCTATAGGGTCTTCTGTAGCCATCCAAATGCCGTAATCGTCTTTCTTACCTTTGTCACCGTGCGTCAGAAGTAACAGAACGTCTCCCCACTTGATAAACTTATGTGGAGTAGGCTCGTTATCAACAGTTACATCTCCATAGTTATGAAAGTAGCATTCAAGAGAGTCGCCTAATGTAAAAGCTGTTTGTGTATCGTGATTTCCCGGTATCACCTTAACAATTACAGGAGCAAATTCCCTTAGCCTTTCTATGGTCCTACAAAGCATTTTACGAGCAGTCTTATAAACCTTTTGATACCTAGTATCCGAACTTACTATTGTTCCTTTATACGTTTCACTTCTGAAGTTATCAGTTTGTAGTAGATCATTACCAACACCTAAAACTATCACATCAAATTTGTAGTTTTTAGTAGACGCTATTAGTGATTCTACTGCACGAATATAAGTCTCTTCTGCTATCTCGGTATCGTAGTCTTTCCAGCCTGTTTCTTTCGACCAAGCAAACTTTCCAATATGTAAATCGGGAATAAGAAGTTCTAGCATATTACCGCTAGGTGTTGTAATAGCACAATCGTTCCAAATAATAGGCCATTTAGCAGCCTCCTTAGCTTCGTTTTTTAAATCTTCTATCTCTTTACGAATATCTTCTACATATTGTTTCTTATGTAAGAACGCCTTTACTTGCCACAACGGTTGTACTTGAGCCGTTCCGGTAGCATCTTTGTAACCCATGTCCCATTTATTGCAAATAAATCTATCAACTTCCCATAAGGACTTATCGACTTCGCAATATGCTAACAATTCGTCTAGCGTATGTATGTTAGTTTTTGGCAAACTGATAATACACTTGTCTTGTGTGTATTCTATTTTTGTTTCTTCAGTAGTATTAGGAACCTCAGCCGGGTTAACAGCTTCTAAAAACTCAGAAAAGGTTGAGAAGTATTTAGTCCATTCTTGAGGGCCGAACTTGCTATGTTTTCTATAATAGTCTCTGGTAAGTATGTTACCAGTAATTCCTTGTAAGCGTCGGGCATCTTGAATTATATCATATCTTAATGTGTTTATTGTATCTGACATTCCCCTCCATTTTTACTTCTAAACATATTGTAACACATACTAAACCACTTGTCAAGGGTTTGAAGCGTCTTTGGTGCTCTTAGTATCTTTACGTGGTCTAGTAGGACGGGCTTTAGCTAGTTGTACAGCGTACATCGGTGCGATAAACGCCCTAAAATCACTACGCTGTTCTTTGATTTCTGTTACAATTTGAGCCGTTTGTAGGTTGACCGCACCTTTTAGCTCACTAACACCAATGTGAATCTCTTCTAGCTTGGAAGCCTTGGTTTGAAGCCATTTGAAACCCTTGTATAAGACTCCTAAAATTGTAAGCAACGGTAGCCAAAACTTAACCTCAGTGTATACTGAGGCCATTGTTATAGCTACGCCTATTTCTACCAACATAATACTCCTTATGCGCTTTGCATTATTTATAAATGAATAGAGTGTTCATATCACCTATTCGTGGATGCTGATCGGGGTTTCCTATAATCTTATCAACAAACCAATGATTTGTTATTCTACGACTATCTGCCCAATAGACTCCGCCCTTGGCATAGTCTTTAGTACCATCATATATGGCGTCTACCTCTTGCAGTAGACGAGTAAAGTTTGGTTCCCATACTGAGGGTGTGCCAATAGGCTGTATTAGCTCTGCTGAGTATTTAGGAATATTATCTATAATATCTAACCAGCTACCCCAACCTAAACGTTGACGGTTAGCCAGACAAGACATTATTAAACACGGTCCTAAATGACCGCCGTATTCTTGTCCATATCTCCAGCCTTGTAATACAAGTTGTCCTTTAAGAAAATCATCGGGCCTTAACATACTTCTCCATTATATCAAACTCTATTAGATTTGTCAAGGGGTAATCACTTACCCCCTAACGCGCTTGCAGCTCCTGCATAGATGCTACTTCGGTAATCTTTCCTACTAGGTTCTCCAGCGTAGACTTTAGCAGCTTTTCCTATAGCTTTGCCAGTATCACTATTAACTACTTTAGAAGCAGCTTCACCAGCCTTACCGATGCCGCCAATTATCTTCCAAGTGGTAGGGTGATTAGCAGCATACTCCACAAAGTCCTTAACACCTTTAAGACCTGCTGTTAAACCAATGGCTCCTACAATAGTTTCAAAACCACGGCTTATAGCAGGAGCTACAAAAGCAGCACTGCCCGGCAAAGCAGTATTAGCTATAGAACCAGCTAAGGCACCGCCACCGACACCTAATGTAGCACCGCCTAAACCTGTACCAATATAGATACCAGCTTTTGCTAATTTCTTAACACTAGCAGTATCCTTAATATCATTTACTATACTTTGGACTTTTTGTAAACTAGCAGGATCGCGTGTGCTAAACACTTCATTAAACACATCTGGTTTGACTTTTTCGTACCAATCTAAGTATTTAGCAGGATCAAATCTACCACCGGGACTACTATTTTGAATTACCTTTTGGTGGATACCATCTGCTATAGTTTGCCAATCGTCACCAGCAACACTTTTAGCTTTTCGGATAGCATCAAGAGGAATATCACCTTGTAGAAAGTTAGGATTAGTAGCTCCGTCTTCTATACCTTGCATGAATCTAGGAGTAATACTAGCTGTGTCTTCTTTTTGTGTGGTTCTAGCTTGTTCTAATTTATCATTAATACGGGCCATAGCATCATCATAATCAGTTTGAGCATGTGCAACGTCCTGTGCTTGTATCAAAGGGTTAGTGATTTTTGCTATCTCTCTTTGTTTAGTAGTATCGGCTAATGTAGTAGCATGTTCTGTATCCGCACCTTGGTTAGCTGCACTTTGACGTGCTTCCGCATCTTCTAATGTATTAGTTCGTGCTTGTGTGTTTATAGCTGTTGAAGATGTTCTTTCGGCCTTTGCATCATCTAACGCTTTCTGATAGGCATCTTCAACGTGAGCCAACCCTTGAGAGTGTGCATCAAATATGCCGTCTATTTTAGCTCTTAGTTCGGGACCAAATAGCCTATCTTTTACAGCATCCTTAATGGCGTTCCAACTAGTTAAAGCAGCTTTTGGATTATCTTGTGCTAAATCCGCAAGTTGACGTATTTTAGTAGATACTATTGGGGTTATACCGTCTATTCCAGCAGTTTTTCCCAAACGACTAATAAGTTCAATCCTAGCCAATGCGTTAGGAGAATTTATTACATACTTAGTAGCATCATCTAATGCTTTGTCCTTGTTTTTAGGATTTATGTTTAATTTTTCGCCTGTAGTGGTTTCTAAATCTCTACTATTATCGAAATAGGCTTTTCTTGCATCTGCAACTTGTTGTATTACTTCGGGGTTATTAGTGTGCTGCGCCATTGCAGTTACATCATCATCTATACCTTTGATTAAATCTCGCAGAGTAGTATAATTTGGATCATGCCATCCATGCTTCTCACCCATAGCTTGCGCCGTGGCTCTTACGTCTTTTCTTTCGTTTAATAAATCCTGAATAGTTGCGTCTGGGGTTTTGTTAACTATAGCAGCAGGACCAATGGCACCCTTCTCTGCGTTTTCTAAAGGACCGCCATAAGCAGCCGTCTCTAAAAGCTCCTTAGTCCTTTGCTCTAGTGTTTCGTTACGAGCAGCTTTAGCCGCTGCTTGTATAGGAGTATCGGCGGGAGAAGGTTTGCCTAATGCTTCAATAGCAGCATTAGAAGTATTACTATTATCTCTAGGGATTGTTTGTCCTTCTAGTTTACTAGTAACGTCTTCAATCATTGTGTCATAAGCTTTGTGATTATTTTCTTTAGCAGTGTTTATTAAAGTGCTTAAATTACCAGCTATATCTTCTGGACCTTTTACACCTTCGGGCAAATCGGGAGCATTTTTTTGTAAATTAGTTGCTAAATCTTGATGCACAGCTTGCGTAGCATCGGTTTTAGCTTTCTCAGCAGCATCGTTACGAGCCTTTAACAACTTTTCAGCTTGTGTTTCGCTTCTAGTACGCTGTTGATCCGCTATTAGTTTACGCTGTTCTGCTTCCTCTTGTGCAGCTTGCTTAGCTAGTTTAGCCTTATCTGCCGAGCTTCCTTCGTGAGCTTTTAGTTGTTCCTCTAGTTCACGTTGTCTTTGTGCTGCTTCTGTTGCGGCTTGCTCTTTAGCTTTTTGTAAATCTGTTGCGGCTTGTTTTGTTTGTGCTTCAGCCGCGCCGTTGTGCCAGTCAAAGATACTATCAATCTTATCTTTGATACCTTTAACAGCATTTGACACGGTATCTGCTACGTTTTGTTTACTAACATCTGATAAAGCCTTGTAAGTATCGGCGGCTTTTGTTAATATGCCACTCTTATTTATTAATAAACCTACTTCTTCACCTATTGGTCCAAGAACAGCACTTGCTCTTGCCATTGCACCGGCGTCTTTAGCAGCTTGTCCAGTGTCTCCACCAGAGCGAATAAGAGTTTGTACGCCTTGTATGCCTCCAGCCTTTAATGCTTCGACACCTGTTTTTAGAGCATATAGCGTTATAGGAGAGTTCTCAAGAGTTTTCATAATATCTGAAATCTTTTTAAGTTTGTCAGATTGTGATAAACCTTTTAGTGCCTCATCTCCTAATAGAAATTCTACTAGAGTCTCGCCACCATACCCAAACTTCTCGCCTATAGAGGTGTTCTCATTATCTCCTGCATACTCATGTAAAGTATCTCTAACGCCTTGCGGAGCATGAACTATATCAGAAGCACCAGCAGCCGTACTAAGAAGCCCTGCTCCGAATCCAGCAAAAGGTGCGGCTACAGCCTTACCTAACATGGTCGGAAGATTATCGTTGTCACTACCTATTAAAGGGCTATCTACTTTCTTAGGACCGCCAATAGGCGTAGCACCGTCTAAAGGATCACTACTTTGCTGCGTAGTCTGTGAGGACTGCGTATGCATTGTAACAGGTGTAGCACCTTCTAATGGATCACTTTGAGTGTTTTGTGGGGAAACGGAACTAACCGCTCCCCCTACGTTTTGATCTAACATTATTACCTCTTATTGAATCGGCACACGCTTACCTTGAGCATCAACATACCCAACTATTTTATTATTCTTTTGCAGAGGAGTAGCCCCGTTTGGAACTTTACTATAATTAGGGTCTTTAGTCCAATCTACGGTCTGATTTTGTGTATTTTGTACATTACTTTGCGGACTTGCAGGACTACTGTTATTGTCCCAACGTGTTTCAAACCCATATTTACGTAATTCCGCGCCAACTTCAGGTGGAACTTTAATATGTTCTTTAGCAGTTGCCATAGCAATACCATCAAGAGTATTAAAGCGTTCGCTAATGAGTCCTCTCCAAGCACGAGTAACAGCATGTTGTTGCTGTGGGCTTAAATTAGCACTCATGGTATCTCGACCTTCTTCGATCTGGCCCTGATAAGGAGTACCGCCAGCCATAGCAGCTTTAGAAACTTCGTCGGCAACCTTCGGAGCAATCGCCTTAAACGTTGTTATTGGAGTATCACCAACGTTTACATTATAAAGATTTGCTAAAGCGTTCAAAGGAGCATAATTACCATGATTATTAAGTTGGTCAATTGCTGTATCCAAATTACCCAAATGCTGCAAAGCAGTACCAACAGCTTGTGTAGCAATACCAGCAGGACTCTTAGGATCACCCAATGCGACTCTAGCTTTATGTATTTGATCGTAATCTCCATCATTATAATTAGGATTAACAAACTTACGAATATAATCCAACATGGTTTGAGCATCCATTTCATATTGCTTTCCGTTGTTATAAACTTTTGGCGGGGCAGTAGTCTTTGGGTTTAAATCATAATGTCCAATAGCATAAAGAGTATCAAAAGGAACACCCGCTCTATCCGGGCCTCCTACTTCACTAGTTTGTACACCAGCTTTTTGAAGAATACTTTTGAGTTCATTACGACTTTCAAAACCAGTGATAACACTTGGATTCCAATTTGGCGGTTCTTCTAAAGCCTTCGACATTGCTTGAATACTTTCATTAGCAAGTGCTTTAGTGTCTTTAGCCTCTTGTAGCTTTCTTGTCTCCGCTGCTTTATTAGCTTCTTCGTCATTTTTTATTTTTACGTTTATGTGCTGGTTCAAATCATACTTATTAATGTTGTCCAACCCACCTAACAAATTTGTCATTCTATTAGCGGCTGTTGGGTCAGTCTTAGCTAACGACTGTATGGCTCTACCATAAGAAGTCGTATCATCTCCTTGTCCTGTAGCCATTAGTGCCGCCTGAAACTTTGCTAGTGTAGGAGCTAATGTTGGGTCTTCTTTTAGTAACTTAGGAAGATCAATAGTTAGTTGCTTTGTTGTGTCAGGTTGAGTTACTGCGTTGGGGTCATATTTAATACGACTTGTAATACCATCTACATACTGTTTTGTTTCCCCGTTATCCGGCACATGGTCTGTAACATTTCCCGGTCCAGCGTTGTATGCTGCTAACGCTAATGGAATATTACCATTATATCTCTGCATTTGCTGTGATAGATAATGAGTACCACCAAGAATGTTTTGCTCTACGTTAGTA